GACGATGGGATTTCCCTGAGTTGAAACGAATTGCTTTAGAGAAGAATGATTATTGGCAACCTGAACAGATTATTATCGAAGCGAAAGCCAGTGGTTTGCCTTTAACGCACGAATTACAAGCGATGGGGATTCCGGTGATTAATTTTACACCCAGTCGAGGTAATGACAAATTGGTCAGAGTGAACTCGGTATCCCCCTTATTTGAAAGCGGGATGATTTGGTATCCGCCGTATAAATGGGCAGAAGAAGTTATTGAAGAATGTGCTGCTTTCCCTTATGGTAGAAACGACGACTACGTAGATTCGATGACACAAGCATTAATGCGATATAGACAATTCGGTGCTCTCGTTCATGATGATGATGAACCGGTAAACTGGATGCCGAAGCGTAAGATTGCATTTTATGGATCATAAGGTATAAATAACAAATGGCTGAGATTGATAAAACGTTAAACGAAGCACCGTCAGGTGTAGAAGAAGAAATTACAAATTTAGAACAAGAAGTTCAAGACGCTCCTTTGGCAGTAGAAGTGGAAGGAGAAAATGAAGATGTCATGAGCCTTGGTCCGTCGCCCGAGGACACAGGGGCAGGAGACGGATTCGCTAACAACTTAGCCGAAGATATTCCCGAAGAAGCTTTAGCAGACATATCCAATGAACTTCGAGCACAGTTCTCGGTCGACCAAACATCGAGAAAAGATTGGGAGCAAAGTTATATTAAAGGATTAGACCTATTAGGTTTCAAATACAATGAAGTCAGCGAACCATTTAGAGGCGCTGCATCCGTTTCTCATCCACTACTCGCTGAGGCCGTCACGCAGTTTCAAGCAGGAGCTTACAAAGAGCTTTTGCCTGCGGGCGGTCCGGTTAAGACTTCTATTGTCGGTGACTCCACCGAAGAAGTCGAACAACAAGCAGAGCGAGTAAAAGATTTTATGAACTATCAGATTATGTACAAGATGAAAGAGTATGAGGCCGAAACCGATCAAATGCTTTTTCATTTACCTCTAGCCGGTAGTGCATTTAAAAAAGTTTACTTTGATGGCAACATGGGAAGACCGTGTGCCAAATTTATTCCGAGTGAAGACTTGGTCGTGAACTACGGCGCATCCGAATTAGAAGATGCCGAAAGAATTACTCATGTGATTAAAATTTCTCCGAACGATTTGAAAAGACAAATGCTCTCCGGATTTTACCGAGATGTTGATCTGAGAGATGATGACGAATTATATTCTTCCTATTCTGATATTCAGGAAAAGTATGATGAGTTAGAAGGTGTGCAGAAGTCAGACTATGCTGGTCAGTATCAACTTCTAGAAATGCACGTCGATTTAGATTTAGAAGGATATGAAAACACAGGACCAGATGGTGAGCCCACAGGATTAAAACTTCCTTACGTGGTGACCTTAGAACAAGGCACCGGAAAGATTTTATCGATCTACCGAAACTATTTACAAAACGATCCGATGTTCATGAGACAAAAATATTTTGTTCATTACAAGTTTTTACCGGGTCTTGGTTTTTATGGTTTTGGTCTAGTGCACATGCTCGGTGGATTAACTCGCACCGCCACAGCAGCACTACGAGCACTGCTCGATGCAGGTACATTAGCCAACTTACCTGCCGGTTTTAAATCCAGAGGTTTACGAGTCCGAGATGATGAAGAACCTTTGATGCCTGGAGAATTCAGAGATGTGGATGCACCAGGGGGAGATCTACGAAATGCCTTAATGCCATTACCTTACAAAGGTCCAGACGGAACATTATTTCAGTTATTAGGTTATGTCGTTGATGCCGGAAGAAGATTCGCAGCGATTGCTGATATGAAAGTGGGAGATGGTTCCCAAGCGAACCCTGTCGGTACGACTATGGCATTATTAGAACAAGGTTCGAAAGTGATGAGTGGTATTCACAAAAGATGTCACAACGGACAAAAACAAGAGTTTGAATTATTAGCACAATTATTTGCAACCTCTCTACCCCCAGAATATCCGTACAATGTAGCAGGTGGAAATAGAGGAATTAAGGCAACCGACTTTGATGAACGAGTAGACGTTCAACCCGTTTCCGATCCTAACATCTTCTCAATGTCACAGAGAATTATGTTGGCACAAACACAATTACAATTAGCTCAAGCTAATCCAGAGATTCACAATTTATACGAAGCCTATCGCAGAATGTATATGGCACTTGGAGTTCAACAGATAGAAAATATTCTACCTCCTCCGATGCCACCACAACCTGTTGATCCAGGTGTGGAAAATTCTCAATCCTTAATGATGGGACAATTGACTGTTTTCCCTGACCAAGATCATGCTGCTCACATTGAAGCACACCGTGCATTTATGAGTTCTTATTTGGTGAGAAATAATCCTCAAGTGATGACAGTTTTACAAGCCCACATTGTGGAGCACGTTTCTGCAATGGCAAGAAACGAAGTCATGGTTGAACTACAACCTGTCTTACAACAAGAGGCAGCCAAGTTTGGTGGTCAGGTACCAGAGGAACTTCAAGCACAGTTCCAAGCAGAGATTGAAAAGCAAGTGGCTATTAGAATTGCAGCAATGATTGACGACATGGTAGCAGAAGAGCAACAAGCAATTAACTTTGGTGAAGAACAAAATCCATTAGTTGATATTAAGATGAAAGAATTAGATCTCGAGCAACAAAAAATTAATGTCGATGCTGCCGATGATTTAGCAAGACAAAAATTAGAACAAGATAAATTAAGTTATAAGAAGCGAGCAGATTCTGCAAGACTCGCTCAACAACAAACCATTCAAAATCAGAGAACAGCTGTTCAAAGAGAGAGATTAAATGCCATTAAAAAAAGGTAGCAGCAAAGCCACCGTTAGTGCTAATATATCTAAACTGAGGAAAGAAGGTAAACCTCAAAAACAAGCAATTGCGATTGCTCTACAAAAGGCAGGTAAATCAAATGTCAAAAAAAGAAAAAGATAATCCTTTAGACGATATTGATAGAGAAGCAGTAGATTCTCTTACCTATGAATTTAAAATGATGTTTTCTCTCTATGTTTCCCAAGGCGTTGATCCGTTGGCCATTGCCAGTTCTTTTCTCGCTGCAGGTCAGTGGGCCATGAACCGAGAATTAGGTTTGAAAGAAACGCAAGATCTGTTAAGATTATTGGCAAATTACAAATACGAGGTTGTCCCCGTATATAACAAAACAGTACATTAGGAGATTACGATGCCACTAAAACCAGTTGATAAAAAGAAAAATCCAGGACTAGCAAAATTACCAACCGGTGTAAGAAACAAAATGGGCTACATGAAAAAAGGTGGAGCCGTGAAGAAAAAAGATGGTGGTATGGTTTTAGAGATTGGACTACGTCCTGCTACAGAGAAGGAAATGAAGATGGCTAAAGAGATGGATAAGCCAAAGAAAAAAGCTAACGGCGGTATGATGTCCAGAGGTACAGGAGCTGCGATTAGCGGAAAAGGTTTTAAGGGAGTATTCTAATGGCTCTGAAAGATAAAATTAAAAAAATAGCAGGAATGTTTGGAATTAAAATAGAAGGCGGAGCAAGCATTAGTGAAGTTATTAAACAAGCCGAAGAAGCAGGAATGTCTGAAGAAGAGATTCAAGAGATTAAAGATCAATATGAAAAAGCCAAAGAGAAATCAGCGAAAGAATTTTCTAGAGGCGGAGTAGTTAAAAAAGCAAACGGTGGAATGATGAACAAAGGAACAAAAGTTCGTGGTCAAGGGGCCGCTATTCGTGGCACAAAATTCAAAGGAGTATTTTAATGGCATCTCAAGAAGGACTAGAAGCTTACGTAAACGATCCCTCTAATATTAGTGCGGCAAGAAAAATTTTAAAACAAGAAGGTAACGAAAATCCAACATCAGAGGACATCGGAGTTTTCTTAACTGAAGAATATCAAAAAAATAAAAAATCATCGAACATAGGATCGCTTATTGGCCAGGGGCTAAAGAAAGCGAAAAAAGCTTTAGGTAAAAAAGATGGTGGAATGATGAACAAAAAACTCACCCGAACAGTTCCCCCTCAAAAGGGACCTAACTCTCAAGGTATGAGAGGAACTGGTATTGCGATCCGTGGTACCAAATTCAAAGGAGTATTCTAATGGATAAAATCAAACAACTATGGAACGATCATCCTAAGAAGAAATGGCTCGTAGTCGGTATTGTTATCGGTTGGGCTATCGCACAATATATCTAATCAATGCTTTGGGGTTTGCTTGGTACTGTTGCTAAAGGTGCAGTTGATGTTATTAAGACTCGAACTGAAACTAAAAAGCTCATGGCAGAAGCTGAGCAAACTCATATTCGCAAAATGGCAGAAGGCGAAATTGATTACGCTATTGCCACACAAAAAAACATGGCGGAGTCCTGGAGAGACGAGTGGTTTACGATCATTCTCTCAATTCCACTCCTTATAGTTTTTGGTGCAATTTTTTTCAATCAACCAGAATGGATTCAGAAATTAAAAGATGGATTTATGGCTTTAGACGAACTACCTGATTGGTATATTTGGGCTTTAATGGCAAGTATTGCTAGTAGTTTTGGTTTAAAAGTTTCTGATCTAGCAATCAAGAAATTCAAAAAATAGTGGAAGTAAATATATATTCAGCAATTTTACGTCTAATAACTACTAGACAAGACGACATAAAGTCTGTAATTATGGATGGAAACGTAGAGAACTGGGATAGATACCAATACCTAGTTGGGCAACTCACTTCTCTTCGCAAACTCGATTCAGATATTAGGGATCTGTTTCGCAAATGGGAGGTAGACGATGAAGTCGACAACGGGGCTGATTATGCCCAACGAAAAAAAGATAGTGGGGATAAAGCCCGCTGAGAAAAAAGAAGAAGATAAAAAGAGCGACCTTAGTAAAGTCCCCAAACCAACAGGTTGGAGATTA